TAAAAATACATTAAAATGTCAATGGGAAACCATTTCTAAAAACTACAAATTTAGTAGTGGAAATTATAAAGATATGACCCCAGAAGGAATCAAGCAAAAATGGGAATATGATTGTAATTTGGCATCAACTCAAGGTACTAAAATGCACGCATCCATTGAGCGCTATTTCAATAATGAGCGAATTGAAGATGACCCTGATGAAAAAACAATCGAGTATTCGTATTTTTGCAATTTTTTGAAGGATGTCGTAGAAGTCAAAAATCTAAAACCCTACCGAAGTGAATGGATTGTCTTTGATGATATTCACAAAGTATGTGGTTCGATAGATATGGTCTTTGAAGTCGAACCAGGAGTGGTGGATATTTATGATTGGAAGCGAAGCAAAGAAATAAAATTAGATAATCAATGGAGAAAGGGTAATCCTCCTCTTAAACATTTGGATGATTGTAATTATAATCATTATTCACTTCAATTAAACATTTATCGACACATGTTGGAAACTTTTTACAATAAAAAGGTTCGAGACATGGTTCTGGTCATTATGCATCCCAATGAGAAAAATTATCGTTTATTTCAAGTAAAAAGGATGGAAAAGGAAATTGCAAATATGTTAAAAACACGAGGATCCTGTTGAAATAAAATTTTGTTAAAATAAAAATTTGTTAAAATAAAATGAGTTTCAAAATGGGATTACCTTCTTTAAAAACCCTATCCAAACAGTTAAAAAAATTAGCCACCTGGGAAGGTGTATCAGGTCGAACTAATATGACTGATATAGAGCTTGCCGATGCTTTAGGTGTATCAAATATGTCTGTCGCAGAGTTTAAAGCCTATTATGATGAGTGGGCAGAGTTAAATGAAATTCAACAAAAAGTAGCCAAAAAAGCCGCTCAAAGACAAAGCATAACAAATGCGCATTTTAAAAAAGCGCTTAAACTTCAAAAACAATATTTAGAGGGCTTAGTTCAGAATCAATCATAAATAATCACAAATTTCTGCTTTATAGCCATTTGCCTCCAATATCATTCGAAAAGGTTTTCCGCAACCATATACTTGATTACTCGCAACCAATTCATCACAAGTTTGTTTGGTTGAATGAGGTGGTATGGGTTCCATTGTATTTTTAAACACAGCGTGCCTAAAAATAGCACACTTGATATCAGATGGATAGATCATCATTAGATCGGTACAGTGAGGACAAGGTAAAATATACGGTTCGATCATTTTTTTTATAGAAAGGAGATGGATTTTGATATTATCTCCATGTTTTCTTTAGATAATAACGTCATTTCATCGTGTCCATAAAGCGGTACCATCTTACAATTTTTGTTGGAACTGTGCAACTGAAAATACAAACGAACCGATTCTGCAAAAGGAACATGTTTATTATTTTTGGAATGAAAAATAAGGATAGGCAATAAACATTCTTTATAATTTTCAAAAGAATTTAATTTCAATGACTTCCAAAAACAAAATTGTAATAAACTTGGTATTTTACATAAAATAATGGAATCCATACAAGAAAATCCATTTAATTGAATGATCCAATTAGGCAATCTTGTATTTCGTTTTTGAGCCTCGACATACAATTGCGATTGTAGTACCGCGCCGTATTCAAGTGCTACAAAACCGATTTTTCGCCAGTTGGAATATCGTAATACATTGGTATACACATTGTAAAGTTCTAAAAGCAAGTCATTTTGAGTACATACCACATGGCTGGATATACCAATACCCGGAGTTTCTACATAGATAATATCATAATTTGGAAATAATTGTTCAAGTTGACGAGTATTATGTTCAGTTTCTTCAAAAGTATCAAGACCGCGAAGACAAAAAATCATCTTGTCATTTTTTTCTCGGGGAGAATACCAATAACCTGCAATACCATTATCAAAGTAAACAAGCATCAACGAGCATGGAATGTATTTGGGTAGTTTCATTTTTTTTGGATTCGTGGAATAAATTGTAAAGATTGTATACAAAATGATAAAAATAATGAGCCAACGCATTTTGTTTAAAAGAAAAATTATCCTATTTAAATGAAGAAATTTAGTTTATTTCTGTTTGTGGAATTGTTCTTATCCGCTTTTAGTCATACATGGCAAGTCGATCAATCACAATTGCTTTTATCTGGTGTGCCAATTTCCATCAAAGGAATGAATTGGTTTGGGTTTGAAACCAAGGAGCGATGCTTGGAGGGGTTGTTTGCCAATCCACTATCTTTTTATTTGGAAAATTTGAGCAATTTAAAGTTCAATGCATTAAGAATTCCCGTATCCGTAGAACTTGTTTTATACGATACGGTGCCGTTACCCGTTTGGCAAGTATTTGCAGAACCTGAGGCTTATTTTAAAACTCCTTTGGAAGTTTTGGATATTATTATGGAAAAAGCCAAACAATATCATTTATTAGTTTTATTAGACATTCATCGTTTACATTATGGAGTAAGTAGTCCTTTGTGGTACATTCACAACGATGCAAAATACTCTCCAGAGTCTATTATAAATTGTATTACATTTTTGGCTGAAAGATACTCCAATTATAGTAATATGCTTGGCTTTGATATATTTAATGAGCCGCATTATATTGCTAATTATGGTTCTAATGATTCTGCTACCGACTGGAGACTTTTTGTACAAGATTGTGCGACAATTATTTTTACCCAATTTCCAGAACCCAAGTTTGTTTTATTTGTCAACGGTATTGATTGGGGTAAAAATATGAGTCAATATGCCAGCTTTCCTCCCAATATTACTTCCTCGCATTCTAAAAGAATTGTGTTGAGTCCCCACGAATATGGACCCGATTTGACTTGGTTTTCTTCCCTGACTCGTCAAGGCTTGTATCCATTATGGGATTCGCTATTTGGATATTTGAAAGATTTTACACAATATACAATTTGCATTGGAGAATGGGGTAGTCGTTTTGATGATTCAAATGACTTACTATGGCTGTATTTATTTAGAGATTATATGATGGAAAATAATATTACCAACAACTTTTTTTGGGCCTTGAATCCTTATTCCAAAGATGTTGGTGGTTTTATGAGTTCTTGGTATACATGGGGCCAAAATAAAATAGATTTTTTGGAAATCTTGCAACCGCATCCCACGCAATTTTGGATCTATAATGATAGTATTACTGTAATTTGATTTTTTTCAGCTGATTGGATTTCTCGATTAAATTGCAGACAATGTCCCAAGCTTCTAGTCTCATTTTTGCGGGATAATTTTCATACGCAATTTCAGATGGTAAATTATAGCCCAAGGGGATTTTTTGACACCAAGTAATAGTAACTTGAGTTTTAGATTGAGTAATCCAAAATGTTTGTTTTTTTGACAAAATGAATGAAGTAAGATCTGGGTGTAACATTATTGATTGTAATTTTTCTTTATTTTCAAATTGAGGAAACATGTTGATTTCAGAGTAAAAAGAGGCACTATAAAACTTGACATGGACAATATACATGAAATCTAATTTGGATCGGCGCAAAAAATAAGAGTTTTTATTTAAACCAAATTGTCGAAAGCTGCCAATTTTCTTAGGCATATAATAATAACTAGACATTTTCAAGGCACAACCTTTTCTATTTCTTGGTTTTAACAATTGCCCTCCCAAAATTTTATCAAAATTTGGATAACCAAGTCTATCATGTAATGGAATATAGCTAGATATAATTTTTTTAATGTCCAAGGGATAATTCATTTAGGTATTAAAAAAATGTAAAAAATTAAAATCATTTTTTTTAATGAAAAATTGATTTAATTTAAAAACACTTGTAATTATCAAAAAAGAATGATTTATGAAGAAATGAAACAATTATTGGATAACAATATCCTTTTATTTTTGAATAATTTGTCAATTGAATGTTCAATTCCTAAGGAAGTGCTTTTGCAAAAATGGCAACTTTTTAATACAAAATCAGAACCACCTAAAGAAACTAACGTGACTGAAGCACCACCTGTTGCAGAAAAAAAGGTGCCTAAAAAATCGGGTTATCAAAATTTTTTTTCAAAAAAGCGCTTGGAACTAAAGACGGCGAATCCTTCCATTACCTTTCCAGAATTATCTAAAGCTATTTCTGTTGAATGGGGTAAACTAAATATGACTGAAAAAAATAAATTTTTGATAGAGACACCAGTATCTTCTTCTCATTCCTTTACCATTGAAGAACTAAATCAAAAAAAAATGGCCGATTTGAAAGACTTGTGTGAAAAATGTGGAATTAAAAAAAGTGGCAACAAAACCGAGCTTATAAAAAATCTATTGGGTAAAAATCAGATTACTGCAAAAGAAGTGCCTAAAACAAAAATTACTGTCGAGGCTGATAAAATTGATCACTCATTAGACTTGTATGTATCCTCAAAGACCGAGAAACGATCTGATTTTGAAACAACAGGGGCCTCCAATGAAGAAGAAGAATTTGAATTTGATAATTTGTCTGATAAATTTGCTGAAACTGACTCTGAAGCCACTCTTGAGGACGATGAACAAGATGGGGATGAAGAAGATGATCCATTTGATGATGAATAAATTTTTTATTTTTTATACAATAAATGAATCCCAATTATGCTACTCTAAATAGTTATAATGATGTTATTTCGTCCGATATTAGCGTTGGACAGTATACAGGTTCTCCTGCACCCAGTTCGAAATCAAATGAATCATCAAAAAGTAATGAAACTACCATTAGTGCACCTACAGCACCATCCTCGTCCATAATACCCGCTTTGAATAATAAGATTTATGTGATGGAAGCAGTTTTAGAAGGCTATAATATGGTACCGGAAATCTTAACGAATGCATCCGCAGTGCTTACATTAATATATGACCCAGTCAAGCAAGGATTTCATATGAGTTTAAAATTAAAAAAAGTGAAGAATATGGTTGCTTGTGAAATATTCACCTTGAATCAATTTGATTCAAAAGAAAAGTTTTTAATGACACTGTGGGAAAATAAAAGTATTGCAAATACCGTTTTAATGAATGTTATACTTGATTTTATTCCATTCAAACCCAAAGAAATGGGAGTGAGCTGGAGTACATTACTAAGTTTAATTGTACAACAAAAAATAGTTGTCTCTATATCAACAGAAAAATATCCCGAAGGTGAAATTGATGGGGTACTATCCATCTTGTATTAATTTTTTTGTAGACTGACCGTACAAGGATAGTTAAACAAATGTATATCGGATGGAAACTCACGAATATTATATGCTTGTTTGAGCAATGTCGTAATTTTTTTCAAATTGGCCTTTTTGGTGTCAGGTTTAGGTTGCAATTTCAAGACGGAGTTCTTGACCAACTTGGAAACTCTAGTTATGACATGATACGGGGCAAGCATTAGTTCATTATCTTGTGTCAAGATGTAACCTAGGGATAAACTATCGATTTTAATTTCGTTCTTCTTTCCTTGTATAATAAAACTCCCCTTGACAATATATTCTCCTGTAGGCGGAGTTTTTGAAACTTGGTGACCATGCACCCAATAAACATTACCTCCAGATCCCATCTTCCATTGCTGACTTAAAGACAATACACCCACAGCAGCATCATAGAAATCAATATCCTCGGGTCTTTTGTCGGTGTCTCCGAATAATATAAATGAACCACATCCAGGGAGTTCGCTATGAAAATAAAAATCAGTGTCTTTCATATACGATTTGACCAACTTTTCATTTTCATCGGCATTTCTTCCACCAACGACGAGAAAATTATTTTTGGTAAACCACCAATGATAAGAATGATACCACCTATTCGTTGCCAAATTGATTGGAGGCTTTTGCTCCTGTTTTTTTTCCACCACCTTTTTTTCAATAAGCACCGTTTTGGCCTTTTCCATCTTAGACTGAACTAGTTTGCGCTCTTCGTGAAGTTTGTTAAGCGTTTCAAAGTTGATATTAAAATCCTCAACATTCTCTACTGCATCAATTTCGGACAAATAGGTGTTTACTTTGGTGGAAAATTTTTCGACTTGTTTTTGGATCTGCTGTTTTGGATCCAACTTGATTTTCTTTTGTTCAGCCTTTTTCTCTGCCTTTTTTGGCACTTTGAAATATAATTGCTTGGACGCTTCCAGCGCTGAAACTGAATCTTCAACGGGTTCAGAGACCGCCTTGAATTCATTGGGCGATTTTTGCTCAAAAGCAAGTTTAAATTCTGGATCACTTGCATCAAAAAGGCTTTGCAAGTCTTCCGATTGATTGCATTGAAATTTCAAATTGTGTCGAATATCTCCATAAATTCGTGTGAGTACAACAATCTTATTTTCAGTATCCGTCAAAATCAAATTTCCCTTGTTGTAACACTCAAAAATTAGATGGAAATCACGAAAAGTAAAGACGACGGTACGATCCTTTTTGATAATAAAAAGATCCATTACTTTTCTATCGCCAATTTCTTTGCGTAATTTTTGGCATACGGAATGGATATCTTTTTCACGTTCTGCAAACTCGCCGACCCAAATGGAAGTGTTGGGTTCATAGACCAAGGACATGTTATTGAATTTAAGCATCCAAGAGTCGTTAAAGTGATAAATTTTTTTCAAAAAGGAGCCAATAAGAAGCGGACGAAGTTCGTTGACAAGGGCGGCAAGTTCTTCATAAGATAATCTTGTGTTTGTTTTCATTTGTAAAAATACCTGTTTTGAGTATGAAATTGATATATATTATATCAATTTTTAGTAATCATTTACAGTACACATTTATTGTCACTATTTACCTTGCAACCTGCACTGTTGCAATTAGCTGATCCTTTGCAATTACCGCACGGTCTCACGAGCGGTCCAGTATATACTTCACCGTTTGAAGTGCATCCAATATAATTTTCTTCGTTTACATTCATCTTGCTCAAAATGATTGAAAGTATAACTAGAATGACAACGAGAAAACTAAAAACAAACAAGTCAATTATTTCCATTTTATTAAGATAAAAAATTTTTAATCATTTTTTCAATAAAATATTTTTGGTGGTGCAAATTGTAGCTATCGCGAAACAATTAGGTATAAAAAACATTTCAAAAAAAAATATGGATATATTGTGCGCTGAGATTGCAGAAATCAGTTCTCGCCAACAACCAAGCTCTCGTCAAGAGGCTAGCTCTCGCCAACAACCAAGCTTTCGCAAACAACCAAGCTCTCGTCAAGAGGCTAGCTATCCGATTGCTATAATAATCGAGCCAGAGTGTTTACAGACATATCCTTGTAAACATTATGTTCAATTTTTATATAAAATTAACGATGAATATCGACTTTATGGTAAATCAATGTATGGAAATGCAATATGGGCAATGTTCAAAAATATGATGACAAAAGCTTGGGAAGTAGAGCATTTCTCTCAGTATGAGCATCGTATATCTCTAGAAAATCCAGACCCAAGTATATTTGAATACTTTAGCAATCCTAATATTCGTAGTAATTCAAGACACATTGATATTGATGAATGGATGAAAATGAGTCATGCTTTTGATGACCCGCTTAATACTGATGGTGACGACACTCACTCTGCTGATGATATGCCTGATGATGATGATGATGGTGACGACACTCACTATGCTGATGATATGCCTGATGATGATGATGATGAAGACGACACTCACTACGCTGATGACACCCATTATGGTTACGCAGCCAGTAAAAACAAAGTCGCAGAAGCAATGAATACACTCCAAATCACTGTGCTTACTTTGGAAAATGTTAAAAAAGCAATTTCCGCACGCTCTTGCATATCGTAAACTTGCTCGAATTTATCATCCAGATAAATCAAAAGCTGCAGATCGTGACAAAAATACCATCAAGTTTCGTGAAATCCAAGAAGCCTACGAATTTTTAGTCAAACATTTATCAGCTTTGAATTTTTTTTTTACAACATTATAAATGACAAGATCATTCCTATTATGTTTTCAATCAAACTTCAAATCCATTCCCTTTTCCGCCATTAAACAAACTTCTCGTCAATCCTCTTCCAAAACTGGACAATTAGGGTATCCATTTTCAGAACTACTAAGTAAAATTTCCTTTTTTAAAGAAGCAAAACGCCAACAAACTCAAATACCTGGCTGTCTTTTTTACGATACACTTGAAATTTTAATTCACGATATCTCCGAATTTGTCACAACCATTCGTGAACTAGAATATCATTATAAAGCCTTGTTAAATCAAACTCAGCGAAATAAACAAGTATTTCCAAACGGTCAAAATTGGGATTTTATTGTTAAATATCGAACACTCCAATCTCACGCCTATGGACTTGAAGAATGGTTGGTCAAATCTTCGGAACCTTCTTTGGCTGTTTATTTAATAAATGAATTACAAGATCCTGAATGCATTTTTAGTTATTCGCTGACTGATATGAAGTTTAAACCATTTAATGATTTCAAGGCGGAGTATATTTTAAACTTTTTTGAAAATATTGTCATTCCATGCTTGAAGCATCAACAAACAATTCTAAGAAGACTGCCTACTCATATTGTTCATTATCAACTAAAAACCCCAACGGCGCCATCTTTGCCTGCAAGTCCTGTTGTCATCACCAAAAAGCAACAACAGCAATCTTAAACATCTTCTTTTTTATAAATTTTATTCATTTCAAAAACTTTGCTAGGTTGATAATTAAAATCCTTCAAAATCTCAACTTGCTTATCAATCAATTGTCTCATTTTATTGTATTCATATATAATGTCCATATATTCAATGTCCTCTTTATTGTTGACAGATTTTAAAACCGCATCAAGAGCATCTAATGTCGCAAATATTTGGTTGGGCAGCCACGAAATGATGGGTGTTCCTCCAGTAGCTATCGGGTATTTAGTAGTCGACATTATATATTTTTGAACAAATTGCCAATGACCATTTCTAAAATTGTAAATCTCGATATAAATTTTTGACAATAATTTCCAATTTTCTGTACTTAATATCCAATCAACAATTCCAACTGTTTCTTTTCCAATAAATTCCAATAATTCTCGAAATGGTTTTGGACGATAATTTCTCATATCCATTAAATAATTTGTCAAATCATTTTGAGGATAATAATCACATACTCGAAAAAATGTGTCCAAAAAGGGAATGATCGAATCCTGACTTCCACTTTGACCTCGATAATACCTTGGCTCAGTCTCTGGTTCGTAAATGAGTCCGTTTGGAAAGATTTTTTTATTTCCTTCAATTCCCATAATAAATACTCTAAAATCATTATAGCGTTCCCAACGAGAAGCATCCCACATTTTTCGTCGACTTTGATTCATTAACTTTAATGTTTCTAACATTAATTCTAACGATGATTTGGGATTTGTATTTTGCTGAAAGTGACCTAAGATTTCGTTACTAGCTTTTATCAAGTTTGGAGTATGCTGATTAATATCCACATGGACCATAATAAACCCAGTTTCATCAGTCGTCCCAGTAAATGAATTGGCCATTTTCAAATTGGTATAATCAAGACCGCCTAGTGGGTCCATCCTCACATAATTTCCCAAAGAGTACCCAAAGGAATATTCCAACCAAGGATAAACATTCAATTTTTCTGCCAAATATAATAAAGGTTGTGATAAATTTTCACAAAGACGGCTTCTCGCAATACCATATTCTTTTTTAGCTAGAAAATTCATGTGAGCTGGATATAATATATACGCGCTTGATAAAAAACAATAACCTCTGTACAATGCAGCAATAAGAAACAAATCTGACTCTTGTTTTATAGATTCCATATAATTCGGTAATTGTTTGACAGCGGGCTCCATATCAATACAAGATTGTATGTAATTAGGAATTTGATCCAAAATATTTTGTAGTGGTTGATAGTTGTGGGGCAACTCTTTCAAAGGTTCTTGTATGGGTAAAAATCCTCGAATCGAATCAATTTTAAAATATCCATCGGTAAATTCAGGAATCATTTTTATTATGGATAAAAAATTTTAAATTAGTATTTTATAGGAAAATGTCCAAACCCAAATTATGGAAAGATGTCGACGAAACATTATTAAAATCGCTACCCAATGCTGCCAAAGGGTATGAACAAAAAATTGTCATTCCTGAATTTACCTTTTTGGGTGTGAAAGATCAACCAGATTTTGGAGTCATTACCATTTGGTTTTATGGTAATGGAAAAACAATTGAATTAAAAAGTTTAAAACACTACATTTACCAGTATAGAGATACTATTATTTCCTATGAACGTTGTCTTGACGTCATGTATAAAGATTTAATCAAAGTTTATGAACCTGACCGACTTAGAATCGAAATTGAATTTAGACCTCGTGGCGGTATTAATAGCACACTTACAGTTGATTCTGACTGGGGTCATTTAGGTGGAAGTGATAAATTGTGGCAATGGCACAAGAATTAATTCAGCATTTAATTGCATCCAATAATTCTTGACACAATTCCAAATAAAAATCATGATTCAAATTTTTCAAATCCAGTACATATTCTAGTCCTTTGGCTTGCTGGGGTCGCTTTGCAAAGGTTGTTTTGAATTGTTGCTTGAGCTTGGAATATTGTTGTTTTGAACGGTGTTTAAATTTTAAAAGATCTTGGTAAGTTTGTGGTTGGTAGGCGTCCTCTTTTAACCAAAAACCAAATTTAGAAATCAGCAGCCAATCAGAAATCCAGTTGGCAGTATTGGAACCAATAAATTCAAATCTTTTGTCCAAACCGTCCGATTCTGTATAAATTAAATGATACACAATTAATATGACCACACAACGCAAAAAACTATTATATTTTTTATTTTCTTGTTTTGGCTCTGTGTAACTATGCATATAAACTCCTGGACCTTCAAATGAAAATTCTAATTTTATACTGGATACACAATGATTATTTCGATTCAAATGTAATTCTAGTAAATAGTATTCATCATCCAAAAAATCAAAATCTAGACTATATTCATAACCACATTTTGATCGTAATAGTAAATTTAAGTAATTTAGGAGTGGATTCACTTCCGTCAAATCAAAGCCTTGTATTTGCATTTTATTTTTACAAAAAATAAAAAATTGTGTCCAGATAGAAATTTCCAAAGGGTTAATTAGAAGACCTTTCTAAATGCGCTATATAATCATCCATTCCATTTCGCAACAATTTAAAATTTCCATCATTCAAGTGATACACATTACATTCCGTCTCTTCAATCAAATTGACATCGTGCGAAATTACCACTACACACCCATCATAATTATTCAGACTATCAATTAAACATTCCGTTGTTTCTATATCTAAATGATTTGTAGGCTCATCCAACAATATGCAATTCGGTTTATCTAAAATCACCGAAGCAAATACAATCCGCATGCGCTGCCCTCCAGACAGGATTTTGATTTGTTTTTTATGGTATTGTGCTTCCAAAGAAATACAACCCAATACTCGACGCACATCCTGTTGATCGAGGCCGAATTTCTCTTGCAAATATTCAACGGGAGTCAAGTCTTCAGGCAACTCTTCAATACTATGTTGATGAAATTTACTAATTTTTGTATTTGGATTTGCCAAAATGGTACCCGAAGTAGGAGTCAACTCTCCCGTGATGATTTTGAGGAGAGTTGACTTGCCGCATCCATTTAGTCCTACAATACTTATTTTGGTATTTTCTTCCAAACAAAGTGAAATATTGTTGAGCAACACATTTCCTTCCGTGTATCCGAACGACACATCATCCATCGTTACATAAGGACTTTTTGCAAAGGACCCACTTTCAAATTTCATTCGAACATTATAAGGCTTCTCAGGTTTGATAATCAGCTCCCCTTTTGACTTGACAAGTTTGTCGGCATCCTTTCCACGACCTTTGGCACGCAGAGCACGAATTTCTTTATCAAACTTTTCCCAATCTTCCAATTGTTTCTTCTTGTAGAGTACAAGCTGTTTTTTAAACTTGGTATAATTACCGTTATATTGCCGAATATTGTTTTCATCAATATGTAAAATGTTTGTACTGACTTCATTCAAAAATCGTATATTGTGAGATACAAAAATTAATATACCTTTATAGTCTTGTAAATAATTTTCCAGCCACAAAATTGCCTCCATATCTAGGTGATTGGTTGGCTCATCCAAAAATAACACTTTGGGCTTCATATAAATAGCACGAGCTAAACTTACACGCGTCTTCCAACCGCCTGACAAGTTATAATAGGTTTCATCCATTTGATTGTCGCGGAATCCTAAACCTTTTAAAATGGCTTGCACTTGCGATACATCTTTATCGACATCCAAGGATCCCAAGGACTCCATAATTTCTTGATATTCTTCGATATCCATATCTTCGTTGAGTTCATTATATTTTTTGAGTGATTGTAATCGCTCTTCGTTAGCTTCCAAAATAGCATCCACAATACTAATATCTCGCCATTGATCCGCGCGAATATACTGGTCGATAAGGATTGAATTTTTGATGAGTGGTTGAATATTTTTGAGGAGCGTTGTTTTTCCAGACCCATTACGACCACAAAGCCCATAACGACTTCCGTGGGTTAAACTTATTTTTCCATTTTTAATTAATTCACGACTGCCTGCTTTAATGTATATTCCATCCAATCCAATAGAATGAATCGAATCTGTAAAATTTTGATAATGAAATGATGTCATTTTTACTAATTATTTAGGGATTTCGTGTGACAATCAATTTTTTATCTAAAAGAGATTGGTATATTCTTTTTTATTTGAGACAATTGAAAATCCAAACATTTTTGTTGCGTTGTTAAATGTTCCGAATGAATGGTACTGTCTTTTGTTTCGACAGAAAAAAAATTATACTTGTAGATGATGGTGTTGGAAATCGTATATAAAAATATATCGGCTTCTTGCAAATTACGATTCAGATAAATAAAATTTTCAATTTCGATATCATATTTTATATTATCCATAATTGTTTCGATACCCTTCCTACTAATTACATAAGCAACGGCACCAGTTACAGGAAATCGTGGATCAATGGAAGAAATTTTTTTCCAAGGACTATAAAGCTTATCAATCGAACTTCCAAATGTTTTGAACACCATTAAAATATCAAATGGTGGGGCATTTTTTATTATGGTGTCTAAACCAAAATTAAAGTATTTGAAATTTTCAAAGGAAACATCGTCTTCCAAAACCAAAAAATAATCTCCCTTTTTGCCGTGCAAGAAACTGATAGCTTTAATATGGGAAAGTAAACAGGCTAATTCATAATCGGATAATTTGGATTTGATATTTTGCTTGTATTTTTTCATTAATGCAGCATTTTTACCATCAATTGCTTGGATTCTTGTATTCGAGATTGGAATGTTTTTTAGTTTTTCTTGCATTGAAACTTTTCGCTCCAAAGAACGATCCAAGTTTATCCAAACAATATGTTGGATGCCACTAACTTTTGGCGTATTGAGAACTTTTTTACCAAAACTATAAATCAAAATGACCAATATTAATAAAATAATTAGAACCATTACAAATATCATTTTATTTTATAAACATTTAAAAATTCAGATTTTAATAAAACATAAATGAGAACTAAACTATCATCATTGTTATTAAAATCAATTATAAAACATCATTCTAGACCATGTATCAATAACTTTAATTATTCACAGCTGTGGCACAAAATACAAAATCATTCTCAAACATTAAAAACTATCGGTATTCAACCAAAAGATCGAATTGTTATTCAAACCAATATTAAAACAATCGATCATGTTGCCATGATGATTGCAGCTTGGGATTCAAAAGCTGTCGTTGCCTCATTGTCTGCAGATCCTCATCCTTCAATTATTCCTAAAATTAAACCCACGCTGACGATGGATTGTTTTGGAAGTATTCATTGTAACGAAAATTTTGTTCAAAAAAATGTAAAGACTACCAATCACGACGAAAATGACCCATGTCTAATATTATTCACTTCAGGTTCAACTGCCGATCCTAAAGGAGTCGTCTTGAGTCATCAAAATATAGTGTCTAATTTACAAATGATTAAAACTTTGTATCAGGATAATATTTGTCCAGAGGATCGTTCCTTTAGTATATTACCTTGGCATCATTGTTATGGACTTGTTTGTGAACTTTTATATATGATTAAAATTGGAGGCCACATCGTAGTGCCAAAAAATTATCAAAATCCAATTCCAGAATTAAAATGGAATCGACCTACGCTTTTATTTACCGTGCCTAAAATGTTGGAAAGAATTAAAAAATCTGCTTGGAATACTAGGTATACTTCAACGGCGCTAAAATATTACTTGTTTGGAGATCAATTACGAATGATGAGTGTAGGTGGGTCTTATTGCTCCTCGGAACTGATTAAGCATTTTGAAGAAAGATTTCAAACTCCTATTTATCAAGGATTTGGAATGACGGAAACGAGCCCCATGATTTCTTTAAATTCTCCAAATGCGCAAAAAATTGGCTCTGTAGGAAAACCATTGAATAATGTAAAAATAAAAATAGATTATGATGAGC